ATGATCGAGGGGCTTGTCGCTGACATGCAGATTGATGTGCGTACGAACATCAAGGAAGTCCAGCGGAAGCTGGGGCGGATGAGCCGGGAGTTGAAGGACAAGGCTGCGGTGATGGCCATCAACAAGACGGCGGCCAAGGCCAAGACCGAGCTGGTGCGTGCGATCACGGCCGAGTATGTCATCAAGGCTGCCGAGATTCGGCCACGTCTTCGGCTGCAGCGCGCCAGGCGTGGTCGGCTGACGGCTGTGATTGATCCATGGAAAGGGTCGCGCAGGCGCTCACTGAATTTGATCCACTTCCTTGAGAATAAAGTATCGCTGGCCGAGATGAAGCGGCGCAGGAAAAAAGGTGCGCACAAGCAACTCCGATTTAAAATCAAGAAAGGAAGTCCGCCCAAGATCATCCGTGGCGCTTTTATCCAGAACAGGGGCCGCACCATTTTCATACGCACCGACACGACCATGATGCCGATTGAGCCGGTACAGACCGTTGGTGTGCCGCAGATGTTCGGCGTCCGCCGCATCAATGCGCGGGTCATCCGCCGAATCCGGAAGGAATTCCCGATCGAGTACATGCGCGCGGCCCGGCACGCGACGAGGAAATTCAGATGATGTTAATATGGGAACACCGCTTTCGGGGGCCGTTTAGCCGGACAACCGCGGCATGCAGGCTCAACGTCCGATGGCTGATTCAGGTCCACCGGATGCAGGTATTCGGCAAAAGCACTGGGCGCTGGGGCTGGCGATGGGTTCCTTTGTCTGAGATATGCCCAAAATGATCGCATCGAATTATGATGACGTGCTGCATCAGCTCACTGACTTTGGGCTGGATGTCGACGCTCTGGAACCCGGCAGGATTGTCCGTTGCCGCACGCCGGAAGATCGCGTCAACAAGCGCTCCGGCTGGTATTCGCTGTTCGAGATTCAGACGCATGCCGGCGACTGGCTGCTGGTTGGCTCGTATGGAGACTGGCGAGAGGGCGGCGGTGCACACAAGGTAGACCTGAAGAAATCCGAGTTGTCTGCCGAAGAGAAAGCCGATATCCGCAAACGCATTGCTGCCGATCGGCGCCGGGCCGAACAGCAGCGCAAGAAGAAAGCGTCGCTGTCGGCCAGGCGGGCAGAAAAGATGTGGCAGAAATGCCAGCCGACCGGGTGCTCCGACTACCTTGAACGTAAGTGCATCGGCGCGCACGGCATTCGTTTCACAGAAAAAAACGCCCTGGTCATTCCGATGTGCGATACATCCGGCAGGATCCACGGCCTGCAGTTCATTCTATCGAAGGCCGGCCACGCCGAGCGCATCAAAAAGAATGGTCGCGACAAGGAATTCTGGCCTTTCGGCCTGGCTAAAAAGGGCCACTTCCACATGCTCGGCGCGCCGTTGATGAGCAGCGTGATTATGGTGACGGAAGGATACGCCACTGCCGCCTCGATGTTCGAGGCTTGTGAGATCCCTGTTGCGGCAGCTTTCGACGCCGGCAACCTGGGGCCGGTGGCCGAGGCGCTGAAAAAACGATATCCGAAGGCCCGCATCCTGATCGGCGGCGATGACGATTATCTTGGCAAATGCCGTGAGTGTGGCAAATTCACTGAGGTGGCCCAGGCCGAGTGCAGGCACTGCGAGAAGCCGCACGGCAAGGAAAACACAGGCATCGCCATGGCGACGCGCGCGGTCATGGCCGTGTTCGGAGCCTGGCTGGCGCCGTCGTTTTCCGATCGCGGCACAAAAAAGCTGTCCGACTTCAACGACCTACACATCGCAGAGGGATTGCAGCAGGTGCGTTCGCAACTGGAAACAAAGCTCGCGGAGCTTGGCTGGGATGCGCGTGCGGCGCAGGAGCAGGCGCGGGAACACAATACAGGGGGAAGGGGGGAAGACACCTCTGATCCGTCGAAGTCCCTGATTTCCGTGGCCGACGCATGTGTGCGATACAGCCTGATTTACGCCGGCAAGGGCACGCTGTTCGACCACCAGAAGCACATCCTCGTGCCGAAAACGGATGTGCTCGACATCCTGCCGGATCACGGCTGGCGGGACTGGAAACACAACTACGGCATCAGGTCTGTGGATATGAAAAACGTTGGCTTCGATCCGGGCGGCACCGATAAGAACATCAAGTGCAACCTCTGGGGCGGCTGGCCGACGAAGCCGGACTCCAGAGGCTCCTGCGAAATGCTGCTGGACCTGCTGCGGTTTCTGTGCTCGGAGGAAGAAAACGGCAGGGACACCTTCGACTGGGTGATGAGGTGGCTGGCCTACCCGATCCAGAATCCCGGCGCTAAGATGCGCTCGGCGCTGATCTTCCACGGCCCGCAGGGCTCCGGCAAGAATTTGTTTTTTGATGCGGTCATGGCCATCTATGGCGAGTATGGCCGCATCATCGACCAGCCGGCGATCGAGGATCGCTTCAACGATTGGGCCAGCAAAAAACTGTTCATGATCGCTGATGAGGTGGTCGCCAGGGCAGAGTTGTATCACGTTAAGAATAAGCTCAAGGGATTCATCACCGGCGAGTGGATGCGCATCAATCCGAAGAACGTCGCCGCGCATGACGAGCGCAACCACGTCAATCTGGTGTTTCTGTCGAACGAACTGCTGCCCTCGGTGCTGGAGAAAGACGATCGCAGACACTGCGTGGTCTGGACGCCGAGAAAGGCCGGCCGGGAGTTCTATTCCGACGTCGGCAGCGAGGTGCAGCATGGCGGTGTTGCGGCCTTACACGCGCACCTGCTGAATATCGACATCAAGGGTTTACATACACACACGGAACCGCCGATGACCGTGGCCAAGACCGACCTCATTGCACTGTCCTGCGATTCGCCGGAGCGATTTGTGCGCGAATGGAAGGGCGGCGAGTTGAAATATCCCTGCCAGACATGCGCCTCGGCGGCGCTTTACCAGGCGTATCGGCGCTGGTGCACAGCCGAGGGTGAGCGCTTCCCGGTAAACCACAACCGCTTTTCAGCAACTGTCAGCAAGGTGGACGGCTTCAAGATCAAACAGGTGAAAATCTATCCGGGCAAGGCTTATAAAAAAGACCCGAAGCCGGTGCGCGCCGTGCTGGTGGCTGACGACGGCGTGCCCGATATTGAAATGATGAAGTGGTATACCGAAAAATTGCACGAATTTGAGCAGTCGCTTGGAGATAATGATGGCTTCTGAGCGCCGAGGTAACGCAGGTAACGCATCAGGTAACGCATGCCGAAACCTCGAAAGCGTTGTGAGACAACGTGGGTAACGCAGGTAACGCAGGTAACGCACCCTCGTGTACGCACGCGCGTAAACATTTCAGTTCCGAAGTGTTTTTACCCTCGCGCGCATATATACCCTGCGTTACCTGTGTTACCTGTGTTACCTGTCTTGGAAATAAAGGGATTGAAGAGGTAACGCATGAAAAATAGATGCGTTACCTGCGTTACCTGCCTTGTGGTTTCTTCTCATGGCTGAAACAAAACCGCTCCGAATCCTGTCCCTCGGTGCTGGCGTGCAGTCCACCACCGTCCTTCTCATGTCGTGCAAAGGTGAGTTGCCAAAACTGGATTGTGCGATATTCGCAGATGTGGGATGGGAGCCGAAGGCGGTCTATGAGCATCTTAACTGGCTCAAGGGCGAGTCAGCGCGGCATGGTATTCCAACGCATATTGTTCGCGCCGGACACATTAAAAGGGACGCGCTAAACAGTCGGGTGCGTGGCGTAAACGAGGCAGGCGCACGCTGCGCTTCCATGCCTTACCGTACACGCAATCATGATGGAACTATCGGAATGCTTCGCCGTCAATGCACGGTGGAATACAAACTTAGTCCGATTGAGCGCTTTGTACGTCGAGAGTTGTTAGGGCTTAGGCCGAGACAGCATGCACCAGAGTCAATAGTTGTGGAGAAGTGGATCGGGATATCAACCGACGAAGCCCACAGAATGAAGCCGAGTCGAAACGCATATGAAGTAAACCGATGGCCATTGATTTATGACAAGGATATGGATCGGCACGGATGCCATGTCTGGCTGAAAGCCAATTACCCAACACGCGAAGTGCCCAGGTCATCGTGTATCGGCTGTCCGTATCACTCAGATCACGAATGGAGAGCGCTGCGCGATAACTCGCCAGCAGAGTTTCAAGAAGCAATCGAGTTTGATAAAGCCATCAGGAATTGTGGCGGACTGCGCGGCAAGGTGTTTGTGCACCGGAAAGCAATCCCGCTGAGCGATGTGGACTTGGAAACACTTGAGGACAAAGGGCAGATCAATATGTTCGGTAATGAATGCGAAGGATTGTGTGGTGTTTGAAAAAAAGACCAAGTGGTCAGGCGGACTGGCAGAGTGGCGCGAAGGCGCTACGGTGTATCTGAGCGTGGCGTTCACGTGGCTGCATTGATAATGCATGGAGCCGAGCCTCGCTACGACTGGACGGAGCGGAAGCTTCAGGACGTGGCCCGCTGGGCGAATGGCTTTGTCTGGAAGCGTGTGCCGTTTTGTGAGTATGACCGGAGATGCAGAACGGCTCGCCATGTGTCGCATGCCGGGCAGCAGGTCTTGTTCTCATGAGTGAAAACTTGCTCGATTTACTGCCAGACACCGATCAGGGCCTATTTGCATTAGATCCGGAGGAAATCCAGCGCGCCGAAGCGGAGAAAAAGTCAAAGCAGAAGACAGTCTCGTTGGCCCGAAGACAGCATCGTATCGAAACCCGCCGCGCTAGGTCAGAGGCAGAACTGGCCAAGCTGTTGCCCGAACGGCTGGAAATGGGCGTCAGTTATCATGTTCTAAGTTCTGGCGATATCGACTCACTCTCTTTTCTGGCGCATGTGTGCGGTGCTATGCCGCTGGATTATTGCATGTTTTCAACGTGGTGCATGGCGATGCCGGATTGTGAGGCGTTCGGCGGCTGGGTACGCTCCCGCCGCATTTCCAGACTAGATGCTTATGTGGGAGAAATATTCCCGTCACAATATTCCGATGAGCATCTGGTTATGTGTCAGGTGTCGCGCGATTCAGGCGGTAGGCTGGCCGTCTTTCGCAATCATTCCAAAATTATACTCGGCTGCAATCTGACTTATGATTTCTGGTTTGCAATCGAGTCAAGCGCGAACATAAATACAAATCCGCGCACGGAAAATACAGCCATCCATTGCGGTCGTGATCTGTTCGGTTTTTACAAAGCGTATTTCGATGGCATCCGCAGCTTCAATCGTGATTTTGATGATTGGCAACCATGGGGGCCTGGCGCATGAGCAACCTGATCACGCAAGCGGATTTTGCCCGGAAGATCGGGATGTCGAAGGCGCATGTCACGCAGTTGAAGCAGGCCGGGCGGCTGGTAATGGATACGTCCAGCAAGAAACCGATGGTGAATGTGGAGAAGTCGTTGGCGCGGATTGGGGAAACAAAAGACCCGAACCGTGACGATGTGACAAAACGGCATGCGGCGGCGCGCAGTGAAATTGCACAGCCTATTCCGCCGGATGCCCTGACCGAAAAGATCGGTAGCAGTTACTCGGCAGCTCGGGCGGTAAAAGAGCGCTATGCGGCGCTCTCCTCTAAATTAGCTTATGAAGCCGAGGTCGGCACAAAAGTCGAGGCGGATGAGGTGAAGCGCGCCGGTGTGGAGGCCGGCACGGTGGTGCGCTCGGCGCTGGATAATCTCCGGGCGCAGATCGTTCCGGAGATTGCGCCGGAAACCGATCCGGCCCGCGTCGACGCCATCTTCGCCGACCATCTCGAACATATCCAGACCGAACTTTCGCATGCCCTGGAAAAGTTGAGCCACAGAGACACCGAGGCACAGAGATGAAAAGCCAGGATGCTCACCACGAAGGCACGGAGGCACAAAGAAGAAGGATTGTTTACGATCAGGACGGCATTCAGCTGTGGCATGGCGATGCGCTGGACTGCCTGCGGGAAATGTCTGCCCAGTCCGTGAATTGTTGCGTGACTTCCCCGCCATATTGGAACCTTAGAAATTATGATGTCAAAGGCCAGATCGGTCTGGAAGACACTCCGGAGGCATATATCGAGCGCCTGGTCGAGGTGTTCCGAGATGTTCGCCGTGTTTTGCGAGACGACGGCACCCTCTGGCTAAACATCGGCGATTCATACTCTGGAGGATCACGTGGAAACTACGACACGAAATCATCAAACAAAGGGAATACAGCCAGTCGTGGACTTGGGCGCACCTCTCCCCCAGGATTAAAGCCGAAAGACATATGTATGGTGCCAGCCCGCATCGCCATGGCCTTGCAGGCCGATGGTTGGTATCTGCGTTGCGACATCATCTGGTTCAAGCCGAACCCGATGCCTGAGAGCGTCACAGACCGGCCGACCAAATCGCATGAGTATCTGTTTCTGTTGAGTAAATCCCCGCGCTATTACTACGATGCATATTCAATTCGTGAGCCCCTTGCAGATAAAACACTCTCAACATTTGGAACTGTCCGCAATCCGAACGGCGGCGGAAATCTTGTAAAGTCAGACAGGCTTGCCAAGACAATGCCGGTCAGAAAACCGAAGCAGTGGAAAACCCCTGATGGGTGGGACACATCAAAGGGCGAAGGCGGCCACGGCTCGATACATCGCAAAGGGCGTGAGAAAGGGAAAAAAGACAAACAGCGGGGCCACAGCCGACGGCATGATGGTTTCAATGCGCGATGGGATCAGATGTCCCGCAAGGAGCAGCAGGCAACGGGAGCAAACAAGCGCAGCGTGTGGACGGTCGCCACAAAACCATTCGGTGAGGCGCATTTCGCCACGTTTCCGCCCGATCTAATCAAGCCGTGCATCCTGGCTGGATGCCCTGAAGGCGGGCGCGTGCTTGATCCGTTCATCGGCGCGGGCACAACAGCCATCGTTGCCCATCTGTTGAAACGCAGATGCATCGGTATAGACCTGAACGAAACCTATCTCCGCGACATCGCCATTCCGCGAATTGAGCGCGAATGCAAACAGATGAGGTTGGTGGCATGAGCCTCACGGTGCGGGAGATTGAATGGCGGCAGGACAAGCTGGGGCTACGGCCGGTGGCCATGCCGTCGGTGCTGTGCCCGTGCGTGTTCGACTGGGCAACGAAGAAGCGCAGGCCCGAATGGATGAGCGTTTCGCGCTGTCTGGGCTGCGCCCATGCCTGCCAGATCAAGATCGAAAACAACGAACGCCGTGGCGAAATTCTCTGCTCGGCTGGGAAAGAAGAATGAAGAAGATTTATCACGAAGGCACCAAGACACCAAGAAGAAATATCTTGTGTTTTCCTTTGTGCCTCCGTGCCTCTGTGGTGAGCGTCTCTAATGCCTGAAGCGCTGATGCAGGACGGGCGCAAGGTCTTCCTACATGCCTTTGCCCGCGCTGTGCGTCCGCGCAAGCGATTGACGGTTTCGCAGTGGTCGGATGCGCATCGGATTCTGACAAGCAAGTCTTCGCCTGAGCCGGGCCGTTGGAGCACGCAGCGCACGCCCTTTGTCAGAGAGCCAATGGATTGCCTTTCCGATCATTCCCCTCATAGAAAAGTGGTCTGCATGTTCCCCGTGCAGATGGCCAAAACCGAGATCGGCCTGAACTGGCTCGGCTACATTATGGATCACTCCCCCGCCCCTGTGCTCTCCGTGCAACCAACGATTGAAATGCGTGACCGTTATATCACCCAGCGATTGAATCCAATGTTGGAAGTGACCGAGTGCATCGCCTTAAAATTCAACGCCAAGGCCCGCCGAGCAGCAGCAAACAACAAGGACGTGAAGGATTTCCCGGGCGGCATCCTGGTGCTGTCCGGCGCCAACTCCCCGACCTCTCTGCGATCCATGCCAATCAAGAATGTGATCGTGGACGAGTTGGACGCCTTCCCATGGGATGTGCGCGGCGAGGGCGATCCGCTCGGGCTTATCGAGGCGCGCCAGTCCAATTTCTCGCGCAGCAAAATACTGATTATATCATCGCCAACGATGAAGGATGCGAGCCGCATCGAAGAAGAGTTTCTTGGCGGCGACCAGCGCTACTATCACGTCCAATGCCCGCACTGTGGTGAATACCAGATACTGCAAAAGAAGTTCCTGCAATTTCCACGGTCGGCCGGGAAGATATCAGAGGTTTTCTATGTCTGTCCGCACAATGGCTGCGAGATTGAGGAGTACCACAAGACAGCAATGCTCAAAGAACAGGGCTTCGGCGGCACGGCGAGATGGGTTCCCGAAAATCCCGGCGCGGAATATCCGAGTTACACGATCAATGCGCTATGTTCATCCATCGGCATGGGCTGGAGTTGGCGGCGATTCGCAGTCGAGTGGCTGAAATGCCAGGGTGACAGAGTAAAGCTCAAGCGCTTCATCAACACGCGCCTGGCCGAGAGCTGGGAAGACCAGAGCCACAAGCTGAAGCCGCGCATGCTGATGGATCGCGCCGAGGATTACGCGCTCGGCAGCATCCCGCCCGGAGTGCTGGTGCTGATCGCAGCCATAGACACGCAGAACGACCGGCTGCCGACCAAGCTGGTCGGCTACGGGCGAGGGGGGCGCAGATGGGTGCTTGATTATGTCGAGTTCCCCGGTGATCCGAACAACTTGATCCCCGAATTCATCGAAAAGAAAGGCGCGCTCTATGATTATCTGAAGGCCCCGCGTGTGAATGCCTTCGGCCGGGAGATGCGCATTCAGGCCGTGGCCTGGGATACCGGCGGTCAGCGCACGGATATGGTCTACAGGGCGATACGTTCGCGCGTGCTTCCCCGCCTGATGGCCATCAAGGGCGCCAGCATATCAGGCAAGCCGATACTGGCCGCCCGCCCCTCGGCACAGGATGTGAATTGGCGCGGCAAAATCATCAAGAAGGGCGTGATGCTGTGGCTGGTCGGCACCGATACGGCCAAGGACATGATCGTCGCGCACCTGGCCGCTGATGCCGAGAAGCCTGCTGAAGAGCGGATGATTCACTTCTCCACCGGCCTGGATGAGGACTATTACAAGATGCTGCTGGCCGAGAAGTTCGATCCGGAGAAAAACAAGTGGATACTGCCGCATGGCCGGCGCAATGAAGCATTAGACTTGATGGTCTATACCGATGCCGCATCGAGGCATCCGGAGATCCGCGTTCATACCATGGGCAAGCGCGCCTGGGACGACCTGGAGCGAAGGCTGGAGCCAAGGGACAAGACCGAGGAAGAAGCACCGCCGGAGGATTTCGGCCGGGACAGCGGGCAGGCATCACGACGTAAGCGGAAGCCGGGCCGCAAGCGTGGCGGCTTCGCCACGAACTGGTGAGGTATGGCTGATTTCGTAAGCGATCTTATCGCCCGCATTCAAGGCCAGTTGCCGGAGATGGATGAGGAAAAGGCCCTGCGCATCGAGAGTGATCTCCGCAATCTGTGGGGCGGCGATCGTCCATACATCGGCAAAACGAAATTTGATCGCGAACACATGCGGAAGCGGGACATGCGGATATTCCATGACTATCAGCGAAACGAGCGCCCGGCGCTGCTGTCCCGCCGCTTCCGGCTGAGCATCCGCCGTATCAGCCAAATTATAAGCGAGCAGAAAAAAATAGAGAAAAACAGAGCATAAGTCTCAGGCACAGAGGAAAAGCTTGACATTAGGCACAGCATGCCCATAATACACCTATGCCCGCCAGATAGGCGAGGCGAAAAAACCACCGAAAGGGAGAGAAAGAATGGAAAACGATCTTATTATCAATTCAGAATCAGTACTGACAGGCATGGTCAATTGTGGCGTAGATATTTATACAACAATTAAAGACTTTGATTTATCAGTGTATGTTCTGACAAACAACAAAGCGACTATTAAAAACACGTTTATCGTTTGCGATGACGATTCAACATCGTTCAGCTTCAAAACGTCAGCACACGCATGGGATCGCATCTCAAGTTACAGTGATAAAAACTTGATGCATGTGTCAATAGATCATGAAATTGTGATCGTAACAAAAGAAGAAGCGGCTCTTTTCGATCTCGAAGAAATCGACTTGTTTGTTCGCAACGGGGATCTCTATATCTCCAAATTTGATATCGACAACTATGAGCTGCACGGATATAAAGTTGCTAAATAATAAGTCAGATATCCGCCCGCTCATGCATCTGCGTGCAGCGGGCGGGCTTTACCCGGACGCATGGAAAACTACGGATGATTTCCGAGCCTCGCGCGGTGTTGATCTGCCGGACTGGCCGGACTGGTGCTTTACGCCGCTGGCCACCGCGTATGCGATAGTCAGCGGTGGAGGCGATAATCGAGTCAGCCTGGACACTGCCGGGGATGTCGGACGCCTGGCTGCGTTGTCGGCATGGCGAGGCACGCTGGGCGATGCATTAAAATCCATGCTGTCCGAGGCGCGCAGGCAATCAAAAATTGCAGGCGCAAACCTGCCGGCCATGCCCGGGTTGGCCGCCGGCATGGCCGATGCCGTGCAACCGTTATTGTCTCTGATTGTCTATCTGTGCGCAGCCAATGCAGATATTATTGATCCAGCCGATGCCGCCCGCAATCCGCATAATCCGATCCCGAAAAAAACGCGCAGGCACGGCTCACGGATTTTTCCGGCAAAAAAACCGACAGTATGGCAAACCGGGTTTCGCCTGGGCGCGGCAATCCGTCGAGCCACGGATATAGCAGCCTCCGAAGGCGCGGCAAAACGTCCACACATCCGCCGGGCGCACTGGCATCATTTCTGGCAGGGGCCAAAGTCTCAGCCGGAGAATAGGAAACTGATCGTGAAATGGTTGCCACCCATTCCCGTGGGATTTGAAGACATCGATGAATTGATCCCGACAATTCGGAGTGTGCAATGATTCTCGACGCCAGCAGGCACAATCCCGATCCGGTCTACCTGCGTGAGTTGGTTGCCCGGGCTGGGATGTCACAACGGGCCTGCGCCAGGCAGATCGGCATCAGTGAGCGCGCGATGCGCAAGTATCTCGCGCTGCCGGCCCCGGAGACGCCTGCTCCATACCCAGTCCAGTTTGCGCTGGAAGCGCTGGCGGAGAAAAACCAGAGCTGACCCTCTGTGGTGAAAAGCCCCATCGGATTTTCCAATTAACGGCGCGGGGTTTGACCGTTCAAGCATAAGTGAAATCATTGCCTTAACCATTTCCATTTTCGTGCGCCATGATTCGGCGCATGTCGCTTTCCAATCAGTTCGACAGTGCGAATTATCCGGAAAACGAACCGGAAAGCCTTGTCGCCGGGGACCGCTGGGCGTGGAAGCGCTCCGATCTCCATTCCGTCTACGCCAACACCCTCTATGATCTGAAATACTCCTGCCGCCGCGAGGCATCCACGGCAGACGAAATCGAAATTACAGCCGCCGCGTCCGGCTCCGACTATCTCATTGAGGTTCCGGCTGCGACGACAGTGCCATACACGCCTGGCATTTATCTCTGGCAGGCATACATCATCCGCAAGTCCGACACCGAGCGGGTCACGCTTGAGTCAGGCCGGTTCGAGGTGCTGCCAGACCGCGATCTTGCGACCACCGATCCGCGCGGCCATGCGCGCAAGACGCTCGATGCCATCGAGGCCTATCTGGAGGACTCGAACAATTTGAAGGCCGCGAACTACAGCATCGCCGGCCGCTCGCTGCAGCGGATCGGTATCCCCGATCTGCTGGTGCTGCGCGACAAATACCGCAGCGAGGTGGTGGCCGAAGAGACTGCCGAACGGATTCGGCAGGGCCTTTCGACCAAAAACAAGGTACGGGTGCGATTGTAATGGCCGCCGCTGAAGGTCAGGCCGTGCCGGAGATCACCGTTGGCAAGGAGAGCCCCGGTCGAACCCATGGTTCACGAATTCTGACCGAGTGGAAGCGAGAGCGCGTCGCCCGTCAACTTGCGCCGATCAGGCAGACACGCAAATTCGAGGCTGCTGCCATCAACCGGCTGACGTCATCCTGGCTGACATCTACAGCCAGCATCGACCGCGAGCTGCGCGGCGATCTCGACAAGCTCCGCGCTCGATCACGGGATATGTGCCGCAACAATGAATATGCGAAGAAGTTCCTGCGCATGGTTCGCACCAATGTGGTCGGCCCGCACGGCTTCACCCTGCAACTACAGGTTCTGAATTCGGACGGCTCAGCGGACAAGCTGGCCAATGACGCCATCGAAGCCGCCTTTAAAAAGTGGGGGCGCAAGGGTATCTGCGAGGTATCCGGCCAGTATTCATTCGCCGACGTTCAGCGTGTTCTGATTGGCGCCGCCGCCCGCGATGGTGAATTCCTGGTACGCAAGGTTCGCGGCGAGGCTGCCGGCAACGTCTTCGGGTTTGCGCTTCAGATTCTCGATATCGACCGGTTGGATACCCGGCTAAATATCGCTCCGGCCGGCAATCGCAATGCCGTGGTGATGGGTGTGGAAATGGATGCCTACCGCCGCCCTGTGGCATACTGGATATTCAAAAGCCATCCGAACGGCTTCCACGGCTCGGCCCGTGAGCGCGAGCGCGTTCCGGCCTCGGACATCATCCATGCTTTCCTGCCGGACGAACTGGAGCAGCCGCGCGGCATTCCCTGGATGCATGCCGCCATGCGGCGGCTGCACGATCTCGGCGGCTACCGCGAAGCAGCTATCATCGCCGCTCGTATCGGCGCTGCCCAGATGGGCGTGATCACGTCGCCCGAAGGTACGGCAGACGCGATTAAAGATGGCGAGGATGCAGAGGGCGTTCCGGAGATCGAGGCCGAGCCGGGCACCTTCCCGGTGTTGCCCGAAGGCTATGATATGACGCCTTTCAATCCGACCTATCCGCATCAACAATACGAGATGTTCAACAAGGCCTGCCTGCGCGGCATCGGCTCCGGCTTTGGCGTTTCTTATCATGGCCTGGCCAACGATCTGGAGGGCGTGAGCTTTTCGTCCATTCGCTCCGGCGTGCTCGAGGAGCGCGACGAGTGGATGGTGCTGCAAAACTGGTTCGACTCCTCACTGATGGCTCCGGTTACCGACGCAATGCTGGAGATGTCGATCCTCTCCGGCGCCGTGATTCAAGCCGGCGGCTCCGCCCTTCCTGTTGCTAAGCTGGACAAGTTCTTGGTCTACAGCTGGCAGGGTCGCCGCTGGCCCTGGGTTGACCCGAAAAAAGATATGGAAGCCAGCCTGCTGGCAATCAACAACGGGCTATCCAGCCCGCAGCGCGTTGCCGCCGCGATGGGCATGGATATTGAGGATGTGCTGAACGAACTGAAAAAATTCCAGGAAATGCTGGAAACGAAGGGTGTCGTGCTCGGGACTGATACATCGCCGCCTAACGAGGACGTCAAAACAATCAACGAAAAACGCGCCGAACTTGGCCTGGACGACATTGATGGCGGTGATGCGATATTCATGCCCAGTTCCGAGATTCCTGCGCTTGAGAAAACACCGTAATGGCATTCGGGGATTTGGGTATTGCCAAAAAGATCGTCATGAATGCCCCGAAATATCGAAAAATTGTCGAACCGTTCGCCGACGGCGGCACGCTGGCAATGTATGCAGCCAAGAAAAAGCCGAAAGAGCATATCGTGAACATTGAGGATGAGATGCTGTTCAACCTGTATCTGTTCCTCCAGCAGATCTCTGCTGCCGACAAAAATAATCTCAAGGCCCGCGACTGGATATCCAGTCCCGAGACGTTCGACCAGGCGCTGGCCATCAATGCGGCGGATGGCCCCGATCTCTATTATCGTTTTTTCTATCTCAAGGCGTTCGGTGTCAAATCGAAAGAGCCGACCATCGATCCGACTTATGACTGGCTAAGCCTTGGCAATGATCACAAATCGATTTTGTACACACTGCCTGTTTTGCGCATCAAACTGAAGGGGGTTTCTATTTCCAACGATGATCCTCTGGCGGTGATGGCCTCCGCATCCGGCGCGGATACGTTCCTCGTTTTGACGCCGAAATCGCAGGAGCAGATTGATGCGGTTGAATCGCGCCTGTCTGGCGTCTCGGCCAAATTTTTCTTTGCAAAAAAGAGCAAGAGCAATGACGACATCTTTGCGGCGGTCGATCAGTTTGGAAGCAGCATGAACATCAGCGCCTTCTCGGCCTCAACAATCATGATGGCAACCACCGAAGCGCGCACGAATTACGAGAGCAGGATGGTTCCACTTGAGCCTGTTGTGGCCACGATCGCCTGATGGAACTTCAACGAACGAATCTCCGGGGTGAAATCATTGCCTTAACCATTTCCCTTTTCGTGCGGAGGTTGCCGCTATGAACGACAAAAAGAAGGAAGAAATCCGCAAACAGATCAAGCCAGGATCCACGGCATATCGCACATTTGAGCTGACGCGTAAAGACATTGATAAGGATGCCCGCACTGTTGAGTTGGCCTTTTCGTCAGAGGAGCCATACGACAGGGGCTGGATGATCGAGATCCTTGATCATTCGCCTGGCGCTGTTGACCTGACCCGGCTGAAGTCTGCCGGACCGCTATTGCTTAATCATGAACGGGACGACCAGATCGGAGTGATTGAATCGGCCAGTGTCGACGCGGACCGGGTAGGTCGCGCCGTAGTGCGCTTTGGAAAAGGCGCTCTTGCTGATGAGATATTTGAGGATGTCATTGATGGCATCCGCCGAAATGTGTCGGTCGGTTACATGATTTATGAGTCGATATTGAAAGAAACCTCAAAAGATGGACCGGACACCTATTTGGTGACGAAATTCACACCCTTCGAGGTGTCCATCGTTCCGATCCCGGCAGATATCAGCGTTGGCGTTAGTCGCGCCGCCGAAGATTCCGCCGGAATCGAAATCATCGAGCCGGAAGAAAAAGAAATCAAACATGAAAATAGGAGTATGGAAATGCCAAAAGAAATTAAAGACGAAGGGCTGACGCCCGAAGACGTTCGCGCCGCAGGCGCTGACGCACAGGCTGCTGAGCGCAAACGCTCTGCCGACCTGCTCGCCATCGGCAAGCAGTTCGCCCGCTTTGGCGGCGAAGAAATTGCTGCCGCATACGTTACCTCCGGCAAAAGCGTGGACGAACTCCGCGCCGCATTGCTGGAAAAGGCTTCAAGCGAGCCTGTCCCGACCGCCGAGATCGGCCTGGATAAAAAGGAAACCAAGCGTTTCTCCATCGTCCGCGCCATCAATGCGCTGGTCAGCCCGACGGACAGGGCCATTCAGGAATCGGCTGCCTTCGAGCGCGAATGCTCCGATGCCGTGGCCATCAAGATGGGCCGCTCTGCACAGGGCCTGTTTCTGCCGCAAGAAGTGCTCGGGCGTGACCTGAATGTCGGCACGGCGACTGCCGGTGGGCATACTGTGGCCACTGAACTTGAGGCTGCTGATTTCATCAGCGTGCTTCGCAACGCCATGGTGCTGAGCGGGCTTGGCATCCAGGTGTTGACCGGCCTGGTTGGCGACATCGCCATTCCGCGCCAGACCGGCGGGGCAACTTCCTACTGGGTGGCCGAATCCGGCGCCCCGACCGAAAGCGAGCAGGCCTTCGATCAGGTGACGCTGTCGCCGAAAACCGTTGGTGCGTTTACCGACATCAGCCGCAAGTTGCTCAAGCAGAGCTCGATTGATGTCGAGTCTTTCGTGCAGAATGATTTGGCGACCGTTCTCGGCCTGGCCATTGAACTGGCCGCCATCAACGGCTCCGGCGTATCGAATGAGCCGATGGGGATCCTGAACGCCACAGGCATCGGTGATGTTGCAGGCGGCACCAACGGATTGGCTCCGACCTATGACCACATTATCGATTTGGAGTCCGATGTTTCGGTGGCCAACGCTGCTATCGGCAACCTTGCCTACCTGGTCAACGCAACAACGCGCGGCAAGCTCAAAAAGACGTTTGTCGATTCCGGCTCCAATGCCGAGCGCGTCTGGGATAACCGCTCGCCGGAGACGCCGTTGAACGGCTACAAAACGGAGATGACCAATGCCGTGCCGTCGAACCTGACCAAAGGCTCTGGCGCGAACCTGTCTGCCATTATTTATGGCAATTTTGCCGACCTGCTGCTCGCTATGTGGGGAGCGCTCGACTTGACGGTGGATCCGTACACGGCCTCAACCTCCGGCACCGTGCGTGTCGTGACCTTGCAGGATGTCGATGTGGCGATTCGCCATGCCGAATCCTTCTCGGCCATGAAAGACGCAATCACGGCTTAAGGGGGTGCGAAATGATTGACCGTAATCTGGGCGATCTATTGCAGACCATCGAAGTCGTTCCGCCGGTGCGAATTGCCGCATCGGCCAACGGCTCCGGCATCGACATTCGTGACTATGTCGGCGACATGAAGGTGATCCTTTCATCTTCCGCCGGCGGCGGAACTACGCCAACGCTGGATGTGAAGTTGCAGGACTCAGCAGACAACAGCACCTTCGGTGATATCTCCGGCGCAGCCTTCACCCAGGTGACTGATGCAGCGGATTTAACCGAAGCCATCAACATCGATGCGGATGCAGTTAAACGCTACGTCCGCGTTGTAGAAACGATCACCGGCACATCGCCGACGTTCGACCGTGCGATTGTGGCAGTCGGCGTCAAGAAGGTGCGCTGATATGGCTGCCGTCAAGAAGGCTGCCATCAAGGCCATCAAGCCGCTGGTGGGATGTGGCGCATCCGGTGACTCGTTGGTTGCAGGCAAGACCTACAAGGTGCCGGCTGATGTCAGCGCCAGGGATGCCGGAATCCTGATCCGGATGGGCAAGGCCGAAGAGGTCGAGGTGAAGCCGAAGGCCAAAGCCGCTGAGGGGCCGGTTCATCCCGAGGCGTTCGCCGAGGCGATCGGCAAGCTCGAAGAGGGCAACACCGGGCACTGGACTGAGAGTGGGGCGCCCGAGGTCAAGGCCCTGGAAGGTCTGGGCATCAAGGTTTCAGCAAAAGAGCGCGATGCTCTGTGGACTGAATACCGGGCGAACCGCGCCTAGCGGTATCTCGCAGCAGAGAGAAATCCGTCCCGGTTCGCCGGGGCGGCTTTCCCAAGCAGGGCTCCCCTGCCCCGTTTAGAAAAGCCGAAGAATCAGAGGTGTGGCATGAATCTGGGTCTGACAATCAAGCGCATCGCCGGCAATAAAGAGGGAACCTTCGGCGTCCTTCTTTGCGGCGATATCCCGTTTGCCCTGACGGCCGAATTGCCGTGGAAGTTTAATGCCATCAATGTTTCGTGCATTCCGGCCGACGAGTATCAGTGCAGGCTCTATATGTCGCCGCACTTTGGCCTGTGCCTGAAGATCATGAAGGTGCCAGGCCGCACCGACATTCTGTTCCACAAGGGAAACATCCCGCTGAAAGACAGCAGGGGCTGTGTCGTCGTTGGCGAGCAGTTCGAACCGCTTAGCGGCCAGCAGGCCGTGACGCACTCCGGCAAGGGCTTCGGCGAGTTCATGGCCATGTGCAAGGACAAGACCGACATCCGCCTGACAATCATCGACGCAACGGGAGGCGCCGCCTGATGGCCAAGATTCAGTTTGTGTTCTTCATCACCTGGCCTCTCTGGCTCGGCCTTTGCGTTGGTGGCCTGGCATGGATGGTCGGC